CAGTCAACTGGAAGCGTGGCCGAGTGGTTTAAGGCAGCGGTCTTGAAAACCGCCGAGGGTTTACGCCCTCCGTGAGTTCGAATCTCACCGCTTCCGCCAGTTCCTTCTCCGTAAGTTTCCGCCTCATTCCGCTTTTATCCTTCGCGCCTTATTCTACAAGCCTTATCCCCGACCTTCCATTCCGTCTTATTCCGGCTTTTACCGTTTACATCCGGCCTAAAGGTGTGGAATAATTTCCGCCAATTCCACACCACACCGAAAAAAATTCCACACATGGGTAAGCTGACGGATGTGAAGTGCCGTAATGCGCGGTGCGAGGGGCAGAAAATCATTAAGCTGGGGGATGGCCAGGGGCTATACCTTTGGGTTCATGACAGTGGCCGCAAGCATTTCCATTTCCGTTATACATTTTCCGGCAAGCCCAAGGGCGTCAACCTTGGCGACTACCCTGACACCTCCCTGAGTGATGCCCGCAAAAAAGCACGCGACCAGCGTGATCTGCTGGAGCAGGGGATCGATCCTTCCGAGGCGCGTAAGCGAATTAAGCAAGAGATACTGCAGGCGTCTGAGAACGCCTTCGAGGCTGTTGCTCGTGAGTGGTATGGCAAGATGTCGACAGCATGGTCGGATAAGCATTCTGCTGATGTGCTGCGCCGGTTGGAAAGCAATATCTTCCCTGACCTGGGGCCGCGGCCGATCGATGAGATCGATGGGCCGGAGCTGCTCAGGGTGCTGGGCAAGATAGAGGGCAGGGGTGCTACGGACCTAGCGCATCGCGTCAATGGGGTGTGTGGCCAGGTGTTTCGGTACGGTATCGCCAAGGGCAAGTGCAAATTCGATATCGCGGCGAGCGTGGTCGACGCGCTGCAGCCGCACCAGAAAAAGAGCCAGGCCAGTGTTAGCCCTAGGCAAGTGCCGGCATTAATGCAGGCGATTGCAACTTATCACGAGATCGGCCAGTTGCAAGTGCAGCTGGGGCTGCAGCTCATGGCGCATACTTTCACACGGACCGTCGAATTGATTGGCGCTTTGAAGTCGGAGTTCGATTTGAAAGAGGGGCTTTGGGAGATCCCTGGGGGGCGCATGAAATTGAAGCGCGAGCACCTGGTGCCGCTTTCGCCTCAAGCCGTTCGCCTGGTTGAGCTGCTGATGGAGCGGTCGGGGAAAAGTGAATATCTGATGCCTGGCCGGACGGTGCTGAAGCCGGTCAGCAATAACACGCTGCTGTATGCGCTCTACCGCCTGGGCTACAAAGATGTGATGACTGGCCACGGCTTTCGCGCGATGGCCTCGACGATTTTAAACGAGTCCGGATGGAATCCGGACTGGATCGAAAAGCAGCTGGCTCACGAGGAAGAGAACAAGGTGCGCGGCGCCTATAACCGCGCACAGTATTTGCAAGGCCGGCGCTCGATGATGGAGTGGTGGTCTGCATATTTGGAGGCAGCAGAGCAGGCCAAGCCGTTGCCGGCATCGCCTTACGCTGCAGCCTGACCCTCGCCATTCGCAGCCTGTGCTGTGGGCTTGACGGCGCCATAGCGTACGTAATATTCAATATCCTCTTCCAACCAACCGTCCTGATTGCGCTTGGGGAATTTCCCATTTTTCATGCGATCATAGATCACGGTCTTTTTCTTATTAACCCGCTTCTCTACTTCCTCAATTCCAATGCGGCGCGCTACTGTCATTTTGATCTCCATTGCTGATGATTGATTACCTGCCCAGCCCTTGCACGACACCCTGCTGATCATTCATTACGGGATCGCCCGACCGATCAGCAAAGAACACGTTGATGCGCTGGTCCAGCGCGGTCTGGTTTCTCCCAAGCATCCGAGTGGATGGATGTCTACCTGCCTCGGCCGGGACTATGTCAGACGTTTGAAATAGGAGCTTCATACCAGCCATTCCCTGTCGATAGGGACTTCGATCCGGTCGCGGATCCGGATGCCGTCAATGTCTTCACGCGCAACCAGGAGCATGATGGCCACGACAACGTAGAGGTAGCGGTGCGGGTTGGTCACAGCCGCTCCTCGATGAGCATCTTGATCTGGGCGGTGGTTGCGATCGAAGCGATGCGGCTGCGATCGGAGCAGCGGAACACCGTGCGCATGGCCTGGAGGGCGTCGAGTGCGGCCTCGATCTCGATGTCGGTGATTGGCATATCGGCGGACAGCTTGTTGTGGATGCGTCCAAACGCCTGCATGTTGATATTGGTGCCCAGCTCATCGTTGATGCGTTGCCAGGTCTTTATCCAGCCATCCAAGGCAGGGCAGACGTAGCACAGGATGCCGGCGTTATCGCGGAATACAGGGTTGCCCTGGACGGTTTCGATTGCGCCGTTGGCGATTTTGTCCAGGATGGTCTGCGCCATGTCGAACACGGTGAATTCGTCTAGCATCGGCGGCAGAGGTATTATTCTCTCCGGCGCCGGCTTTCTAGCCTTCTTCATGGCGCGCCGTTGAGCGCGGTTGAGGGGTGCGTTCAATTTACTTATTCCTCCAGGAGCTGCCACTGCGATGTGGCGCAGGCTGCGGGATGGGGTTGATCAGCGGAATTTCCCCGTGTGGTTTCTCTGCTGGAGGCGCTGGCCACGGTGCAGGTTTTGGAACCTTTCCGTCGCAGGTCGACTTTTTCATCCAACGGCGATGCGCCCACATGCTTGCCACGATGCCGAAAGGTCCGCCCGTGAGGTAGGCGAGTATCTGTAGCAAATCAGCCTGCGGGATGGTTTTGAACAGCACCAGGTTGCTGCCGGCGATTGCGAAGCTGGTCATGAACGCAGCCTTGTAGTGTCCATTATTGACGTTGAGACTCTGAAAGCCCAACGCAAAGACCAGGACGAAGGTGCTGATGAAGATGGTGGCGGCGATCATGCGAGCGCCTCCGCTTCTTGTATGGCGCAGCGGATCAGCTTCAACTTTTCATTAATGCCATCCTGGACTTCGTCATCCTCGAAACCGGCCATGAAGTCTTCGGCCACCTTCAATGCCTTGAGCAACTTGCCGGGGAGGGCGGCCGCCGCCGCGCGTCGCTCAGCCTCCTGCTTTTCCTTACTCTGCCTGGCCTTGAAATGTCGACAAGGTTCCGCCCGGCCAGCGGCGAGCCAGGGATCGTCGCCGCAATGGTGGAGACAGTCGCACTTGGATTTGCTCATGCGGTCGCTCCTTCCGGGTTCAATCTAGCGTAGCAAGCGACAGGACCATCCTCGCTGTCGATGATGCAGAGCAGGAGCCAGCCTTCACCTTTGGGAGTGCTGGGTTGCCAATTGCGTAGAGCGTCCTTTTTCTCGCCGAAGAAGTAGCGGTCGGCGATCTCGTCACCCACCCCCTCCTCGAAGTAGATATTGCAGGCTTCATAACCCATGTCCTTGATGAATTGGTCGCATGCCTCGCCTTCATCACCAACGCCGAGACCGGCGATGATTGCTTCTAGGTCAGGGTGGAACGTGAAGCCGTCCTCATCGCGAGGGAGCAGTCGTGCCGGATTGAACAGGTCTGCGGGGAGAAGTGCCAGGAGTTCCGCGCTCATGCTGCCACCTCCGTGGTTTCCTCGGTCGCTGTAGCGGCCGAGGCTTTCTGATTAGCGTCGGCGGCAGCCGACCCCTCTTTCTTCTGTCTCCTGGCTTTCTTGGCCAGGGCCTTGGCCTTGATCTCATCGAAGGGGTTGGGCTCGCCGCCCTCGGCCGTCGCCGGCGCGATTGAGTCACTAGCCTGAGTAGCAGGCTCAGGGGTTTCGGACGCCTGGCCAGCGCCGTCAGGCGCCTCGTCGACGTCGTCGACCTCGCGCGTCTGTTCCACCGCTTGCGCAGCAGGATGAGGGGTAGAAGTGGTTTCTTCGGGCAGCGTAGCGGCGGGGTCGAGGCCGAATTCACTCGTAATCCGGCTGAAAAGCTCGAATTCCTCGTCGCCCTCGCTATCTTCGGGGCCTTCCCACCCGTATCCAGTGGAGACGCCGCCAGCCGCAAGGGCCAGCGTAAACAACTTGACCAGGTCGGGGAGGGTGGCCGGTGACTGCATGAATGTGTTGATGAACTCGCCTTGCTCGTGATCGTGCCCGTACACTTGCTCGATCAGTCCCGTTGCATCGCCGCCGAGAAATTGCTCAAACAGATGTGCCAGTGCGAGGCGTAGCACGTAGCGCTGCTGCTCTTCTGTGGTGCCTTCACCGAGCTTTTTGTTGAGGGCTTCAAAAATATGGCGCCGGCGGGATTCTTCCGCTTCCTGTTTTGCCTGGATGGCCTGGCGCTTGATCTCCCATTCGGACGGCTCGCGCGGTTTCTGCGGTTCGACTACCAGTTCGCCGGCGTCGATCTTCTGCTGCAGTTTGGCCTTGAGATCCGACTCGAGGTAGACCTCGCCGATATCGTGATTTTCTGTGACTAGGAGCGTCGGCTCCGGCAGATCGTCACCCAGCAGTTCTCGGTAAGAGCCCGAAACACCACTTACACTCGCATGGCGTTCGGCGCTGGCGTACCCCTTTTGGATGCCGTAGCCGAGCCCGTAGGGAGCAATCTCCTTTGCCTCGGCCCCCTCGATCACTTGCTGCCCGCCGGCCTTCAGCACCTCGACGTGGGCGATCTTCTTGCTGGTATAGCAATCGGGATCTGTGCAGACGTCTGGACTTTCGATGTCTGCGCATACCTCGGGGGAGTTGCCGCTGCGCTTCGGGCAGCTGAAGCAACTGCCGGCTTCCGGGACCAGGGTTTTGTTGTGCAAGTCCCAGGGGGCTGCGGTTAATTCGAGGGTGTAGCGCCGGCGAATATGCGCTTTTGCAGCGCGGAAGCTCAAGGTGTCGCCGTTGTAATCGGGCTTGATTATTTCCTTGACTGCCTGGGTCTGCAGCTTCTCTCCTGGAATACGCGCGATCAGTATGGAGGTTTCCTTGCCGATCTTGCCGTCGAAGAAGGCGTCGCGGGCGTAAGTGCACAGGTCGAGCAACTTGAGGCTGGCGTAAACGTAGGAGCGGCTCTTGTGCACCTTGAGGGCGAGCTCGTCGACGGACAGCCCGACCAGGTCCTGGCTCTTCTTGAGCAGCTGGTCGAAGGCCTCGGCCTCTTCCATGGGGTGCAGGTCGTCGCGGTGCAGGTTCTCGAACACCTGCAGCTGCAGCGCGTCGAGGTCGAGCAGCTCGCGCACCATTGCCGGGATGCTTGTCTCGCCGGCCAGCTGGCTGGCACGCCAGCGACGTTCGCCGGCAACGATCTCGTAGTGGTCGGGGCGGACATCCTCGCCGGCGTTAAACATCGCGCGTCCGTCCTTGCCGATCGGGCGCACCAGGATCGGCTGCATCACGCCGTTGGCCTTGATGTTGTCGGCCAGCTCCTGCAGCTTGTCCTGCCGGATGCGGCGCTTGTTGGTGGGGCTGGGGACGATCTGGCCCAGCATCAAATACTGAAACGGCGAGTTCTGGTATTGACTCATGGTGCTTTCCTTTCGGCTTGCGGTTGATGTTGCTGGGTTACGCGTCGATACGACTTCGTTAATTGCCTGTTGACCGCGTGCCCGCGATTGCGGAGCACGTTAGCGAGCCTGGCACGGTCGCCGTGACTGTGTGTGGCTTGCCCTAGCAGGCCGAAGTAGCTGTTGGCGGTTTCAAACAGATCCTCGGCCGCGATCTTGTTGCAGCGGCGTAGTGCTTCGTTGAAGGTGCGTCTGCGAGTATGGCGGCGCCATGGTTTGATCACCTGTCCAACGAAATCGACGCCGCGCTCGACGGGTTGCAGGATGGTCTTGGCTGGGTTGATACGCAGCCCGAGGTGCTGGGGTAGCCAAGCCTCAATGTCGGCTCTGGCGGCGTTGAGCCATTGCGGCGATTCATGCAGCAGGATGAAGTCGTCGACGTAGCGGATGTAGTGCCGGGCCTGCAGGTGGTGCTTGCAGTGCTTGTCCAGCGCATCCAGCAGCACATTGGCGAAGAACTGGCTACTGAGGTTGCCGATGGGCAGGCCGTGGTCCGCGTCCTGGTTGAACAGGCTTTTGTACGGCGGAATCTTCGTCAGGAGTTCCGGATCGCTTTGCAGGATCACGCCCTTGCGCGGGTCGTGGAACAGGATCAGCTGGGCGAGTTGCAGCCACCATGGCTCGGTGACTTTTCTGGCGAGCAAATTGAATACCACGCGCTTGTCGATGCTGACGAAGAAGTTGGCGAGGTCCAGTTTGAGATAGTGGGCTGGCCGGCTCCAGTTCTGCGTGATGCTGCGGATCTTCGCTTCGAGGCGTTCTGCGGCGTACAGGGTGCCGCGGCCTGGGATGCAAGCGCAGCTATCGGCAATGAACGCAGTATGGAAGCGGGGCGCAATGCGGTTGTAGAGCAGGTGATGCACCACGCGGTCGCGGAACTCGCCGGCCCACACTTCACGCGGCTTGGGTCGGGTGATGACAAAGCAGATCGACGGCCCCGGCCGGTAGGTGCCGGCAATGAGATCGTCGCGCAGCTGGCACAGGTTGCGCTCCAGATCCTGCTCGAAGGCGAGTGCCGAGGCCTTGTTCCGCTTGGTGCGGCGGCAATCCAGATATGCCTGCACCATATCCTCAAAAGAAAAGTCAGCATGGTGGCGCCGGGTCTCGTCTGCGGACGGCACGGGCGCGGAGCTCGTTATCCTTGTTGTTGTTGTTCTGGTTGCCGTTGTTGAAGTTCTGATACCAGGCCCAGTCGGAGTTGGAAGCGTGCTGCGTGCAATCGTGCTTGACACGTTGCCCGGCCGAGGGCTGTTGCCGATCAGCTGGGAAACTGCGCCGGACCAGTCGCGGCCGCTGCCGTCGGTATCCGTGATGCGCATATCGGTGGCCTTGTGAGCCAGCGGCACGACCAGATTAGAATTTCGCACAGGCATGATGGCCTTAACCCCCATGCAGCGGGCGAATTGCGGAACGGCGCCAACCATTGGCCTGCTTGCCGATACTGTCGGTCAGTTCGACCGCCTTGGCGTATCCCTTGGTGGAGATCAGCCGCTTGTCGCGCGAGAGGCGCAACAGCAGCTCTGCCACCTGCAGGCGTTCGATCAGCTCGCCGAGATGCGGCGCTTTCTCCTTCGCGCAATTGGCGCGGAAGATGAGCACCACGATCTCGACGCACTCCTGGCTGATCTTGCCGCCGATGGACTGCTTGAAGTCGCGCGGCATGTTCCTGACCAGGTCGGTCACGACGTCGAGCAGGTCGTAGGCGACCTTGTAAATCGGCAATTGAGTATGGATGGCCATGCTGAATAAAGGACTGAATTACTCAATAATTAATCTGCGGACGGCACGGGCGCGGAGCTCGTCATCCTTGCTGGTGCTGCCCTGGTAGCCGCTGCCGAAGGTCTGACACCAGGCCCAGTCGGAGTCGGAAGCGTGCTGCTCGCTGGACCAGTACCAGTCACGCTGGAACTGGTCCTTGAGGTTGGCGTAGAGCAGGGACTGTTCACGCCGGTTCGGCAATTCGCCGCCGGCATCCAGCGCCCACTTAACGGCATCGTCCCAGTTCGCTGCCTCGACCTCGCCAGGTAGCAGGATCAGGTGATGGTCGGGTGCGCCATCCTTGCCGAGGATGATGCCGGCATAGAATTCGCCCTCGTTGATGGCTGGGCGGGTATAAGTGCTGACGTCGAGGGCGACAGCTACGGTTGCTTGATCCATGGTTTTCCCATTCAAAAAATTGATAAATGATTAAATGGCTAATCTGCGGACGGCACGGGCGCGGAGCTCGTTAGCCTTGCTGTAGTTGGTCTGGTAGCCGTCGCCGAAGTACTGATACCAGGCCCAGGCGGAGTAGGAAGCGTGCTGCGTGCTGGACCAGTACCAGGTGTCATCAAAGGCCTCGGTGCCGCCTTTCTGGAAGTCCTGTGCAGACGTCTGCACGGGGAAATCGGGCGTATAGGGCCGGGTTGGCGTCGCTGCAGCCAGGTTGATGCCGGAGCGTGCGTAGCAGCTATTCGTCTCCGTGGTCGGCTTGAGGTTGCGGTAACAGATTTCCAGTTCGTCCTGGCTGGGGATGTACCAATCGTCAAAGCCGCCGATGCGGAGATCGCGCGCCCATTGAGCGAGCTTGCTGCCGGCCTCGGCCATCGCCAGGGTGTTGGCCCGGCCGTCGCAGTAGGACTTGGCGCCGGGCACGTTCTTGTAATCAGGAATCCAGATCGTGTCCGGATGCTCGCCTTCTGCCTTGGGGGCAAGAATCAGCGCATAAAGCTGGTCGTCAATGCGGAACTGGCCAGCGTAAAAGCCGCCCGCCATGGCGGCGCCGAAAATGGGTAGGGGTTGCGGTGCGTTCATGCTGTTGCTCCTTGAGTGGTTGGGTTAGCGTTTCAGACGTTTATCGATATAAATCTGCGTGCCGGCCAGATCCCAGGCGACGCCCCAGGTGTAGCCGTATTTGTTGCGAAGCTGGCAGGCTTGGGAGATCTGATCCCAGTAAATCCAGGCCAGGATCAGGCCGTAGGTGCCGATGATGGCGAGAAAGGCCAGCAGGCAGCGAATAAGGAAATCAAGCATGGCAGGCTTCCTCTTCGTCACCCAGGAGACGCATGATTTCGCCGTGCGCATCTTCGATGAAGGCCAGCAGTTCCATGCCGTCAGGGTTTTCAGATGACGCCCATTTCATGCGGTCTAAGATCCGGTCCAGCTGGCCGATGTCCAGGAGGTCCATTTTCATTTCGTCGATGACGCCTTTGGCGGAGTGTAGGGAAAAGGTGATGATCTGCGGATCGCCTTGTTTATGGTCATCGATATCCGAGACCAGCCCGGCCAATCGTGCCAGGTAATACGTTTGAGGGTGGTTGAAGTGCTTCATGCCGCCCCCTTGTAGAACACCTGGTTGATGGGCTTCATGCCGCGCTGCAGGTGAGGGCGGATGAATGCCTGGCGGTTGATGGAATCGACCTGGATGATGCAGCCGTGCTTCCGGGCTTCGATGGCCACGGCGCGGAGGCTTTCCTCGGGATGTACTGCGCGTTGATTACGCATGGACGGCTCCTGACTCGATGCCGGCGGCGTGGGCGTCGGCTTCCCCTTGGTTGTCCGCCGTTTTCTGGTTCTCGCGTTCTGCGACGAAATTCAGATCCAGCTTCATGATGGGAGGGAGGTCGTCGAACGACTGATAGGCATGGCCCATGCCGCCCTGATAGCCGGCTTCTCTGAGCATGGCTACCCGCGCGCGAGCCTTGGCGTGATTCCAGCGGTGCTTTGCTGACTTATGTCGGTCTTCGGAGTACATCGATCCCGTCCTTTCTGAGCGCCGAAGTGGCGGACGGGTGAAGTATAGAACACTAAACTTTATAAAGTCAAGAAATCTAAACTTTATGATAGGATGAATTCATTCCCGTTGATAGCGGGCAACAAAAAACCCGCGATGTGCGGGTTAGAAAGGCGATGCGATGAAGACTGAAGTGAGATTACCCTACACTGACCGCTATGTAGAAGTTGAAGCGGACGCGGTTACTTTTGATGGTTCGAAAGACGCTGCGCTAGCACTATTTTACAAATCTCAAGAGCATGTTCCGGCTGAGCCTGTGTCTCAAAAACAGATTGAGCCGCCGTCCAGCAGAAATCGAGGGTGTCAGTAACATCAATCAGCGCATCCCTGATGTCCTCGGGGATGCGCCCTTTATATAGTTCCATGCGTTTATCAAATTCATTGTCAGATTTCATTCTGCATATTTTCCCATTTCAATTCCCTCTGGCCGCATCGGCTAAAGCTTCTACCCATTGGCGTTCCGAGACGATGGCAAGTTCGACTCCCCGGTCGCGGTACTCGACGGCCTTTTCGATTTTTCTGCCGAAGGTTTCATTGACCCAGGCAGGGGAAATCATCGATCCGATCACCAGGTAATTCAGTTTCTTGGTGACTGTATCCAGTGCCATGCCTCCCAGATTTAGGATTACGCGCTCGCAGGCCGCGCGCGTGCCGTACATGAATTCTCCGGTGAAGCAGAACGTCATGTGCTTGAAGAAGATCGATGGGTCATCCTCGATGGGGAGGGCGGGGC